TTCAAGCAGCTCTAAAACTTAAGGATGACGGAGACTTTGGTCCCGCAACAGAAAAGGCTGTAAAGGCATTTCAGAAGGCCAAAGGTCTTCCAGAGACTGGTATTGTTGATCAAAAAACATTTAAGGCTCTAAAAGGCTAATAACCCATAAAAAGATCCCCTAGGAAATTCCTGGGGGATTTTTTGTTGGAGCGGATAGCGAGAATCGAACTCGCCCCTTCTGCTTGGAAGGCAGAGGCACTACCAATATGCAATATCCGCTAAATACTAAAAGTCTTCGTCATCGAAGTCATCTTCACATTCTTCTGCTTTTTCAAAGGTAGCTTCAATCAACTCTGTGTTCTCTGCTGATCCAATGATATCAAAAGAATCGATGATCTCATGAATATTGTCGAACTTATTGATATCTACTTCTAGATTCAATGTCACGAAATATTTAGGCATCTTCGTCCTCCACTAATGATGGCGGTGGTGTGAGAATCTTTCCTTCTGCATGTAGATCTCTAATCTCCAATGCTTCCTCACCTTTACCAACACCATCTGCAATTACCATAAGCATATCATACACTCTTGAAAGTTGTATATAGATTCCAAGAAGGATATTATCATTTTCTTCAGACATTTACTTCACCCTTCATTTTTAAATACGTATCAAGACCTACGTATACTCTATCATTACATTCAAGACAAAACAAGTAGACTCCTTCGTCGTCAAAGCCAGCTAGTAACTTGGTACTACATGATATGTTATGAACAAACTCATCACGAGTATCAAGCCATAGCCGTACGACTCTGATATCAATTACCCCTGTATTATCTACTTGCATAGATAAACTGTATCATTTGATTTTACCGAATGTCAAGGTTAAGCTTCGACAGGTATTCTATAAGGGGTCAAATCAATTTCTGGAAAGTATGTTAACCATTGCTTAGCTCTTGGAGTTAGTCCCTTCCACGAAGACCAATCTTCTCCACCTCTAGTCATTTTAAATGCGATTACCGCATTGGTTACTGGATTAAGCAGTTCCTTATTGCTAGACAATTCGTATTTATCTCTACGAATAGGACCAAGGGATCCGATCATGTTGATCTGGAATATACCCCAGGAGTTGTCCCCAGTTTTTGTATTACCGTTAAATGCCAAAGGACGACCATTAGACTCTCGCTTTGCGATAGCCCAGGCTTCCTTGAGGTCGCTTCCCTCAAACCCTACTAGGTAGAGCAAAAGGGCAAGATCCTCATCGGAAAGCTTTTTAGCCTTTTTAAATTGTTCAAGCTTAGAAGTTCTAGCTTTAACAATATCCATGGTTATCTTTAGTGATTCCAAGTATTTCTTATATTCAAGAGAATCCTTAAATTCACTTAAGTTACTTACCTTTTTTAGCGGTTGTTTACTATATTCAGAATAATTAATACTCTTATTAGGTAATACATTAAAACCTAATATAACTACTACTGAATAAATAAATAACCTAATACTTAGGTTTTTACTCATTATATTATAATAACCTCTTTCTTTTACCTTGTCAAGACTTTTTTTTAAAAAATCTTTATGCTATACTGAAAATATTCTGAAGCGAAAGGAAAATTACGCTTGCATATCAGCTTTTTCTCATCTGAGTCTGGTTTCAATTCCACTGTTGGATATGGCCAGGCTGGTATGGGCATTGTTTCTTCGCTACAAAAATTAGGTCATCTCGTTACTTTGAATAACGAAAATGCTGATCTTCAGCTTAATTTTGTTCAACCTACATACTATAAGTTCAACAACCCTACTCAATATACTATCGGATACACACCATGGGAGTCAACTGTTTTGCCCATGTATTGGCTAGAAAATATGAATAGATGTGATGAGGTATGGGCTACATCTGCAATGACTGCTAAGTTTTATAAAGATGCTGGTATTGAAAAGCCTATCAAGGTTTATCATCATGGACTACATGATGTTTGGAAAAGACCTAAAGTAAGAAAGCCTGGATCAAAGTTTAGATTTTTACACATTGGAGAGCCTGCTCCTAGAAAAGGCGGGGAATTAGTAATTCAAGCTTTTATAGAACTCTTTGGTAATGATCCCCAATATGAATTAACATTAAAATGCCATAATGAGAATACAATTAGATATAAAGACATGTTTGGAAATCATGTTAATATAAAAGATCAATATCCTAATATCAAGTTTGTTGTAAATGAATTAACTGATGAAGGACTAGTTATGTTAATGCATCAAAATGACTGTCTTGTATATCCTAGCTATGGAGAGGGTTTTGGATTTATTCCGCTTCAAGCAATGGCTACAGCAATGCCAACCATTTGTACATCCGCCTGGGCTCCATATGCAGATCTTATAACTCTAAAGTTGGAGTCAACACTTGGAGATTCTCCTTGGCCCTTAATGCATCCTGGAAAAGTTTTCTTTCCAAACAAAGAGCATTTAAAAACTTTAATGTTGGATGCTGTCTCTAACTTTGAGAAACACAGTGCAGTTGCGTTGAAGAATACTACAAAGATTTATGAGCAGTTTAATTGGGACACGCTTACAGAAAAAGCTTTTAAAGATTTTAAATAACCCTTCCGCTCTTGTAAATCGATGTGGTAAGATTGTAGTCCAATCAAAATTTTAGAAGTGCCAAGGGGCACTAGAAGGAGTCTTATAAATGTCATTACCATCAGCTTACCAGGAGTTCATTGCGCTTTCTCGTTACGCAAGATATATAGAGTCTGAGAATCGTAGAGAAAACTGGGGTGAGACGGTAGATCGATATTTTGGATTCATGACGAATCACTTAGGAAAGAATCATGGATACACTCCAGACCCTAAGTTACTTAAAGAACTGCGTGATGCAGTTTACAATCTTGATGTAATGCCATCAATGCGTTCTGTTATGACTTCAGGACCAGCATTAGATCGTGATCATGTTGCAGGATACAACTGCTCATTCGTTCCAGTTGATTCACCAAGATCATTTGACGAAACAATGTACATTCTTATGTGTGGTACTGGTGTTGGATTCTCAGTTGAGTACAAGTACATTAACAAGCTTCCATCAGTTCCAGAAACACTAGAAAAGTCAGACACAGTTATTGTTGTTGAAGATTCAAAGCAAGGATGGGCAAAGGCATACAAGGAACTTCTTGCAATGCTATGGGCAGGACAGATTCCAGTAATTGATGTTACTAAGTTACGTCCAGCTGGTGCACGTCTTAAGACAATGGGTGGTCGTTCTTCAGGACCACAGCCACTAGTCAATCTTTTTGATTTTACAATCAAGACATTCAAGGGATCACTTGGTCGTCAGCTAAAGCCAATCGAGTGCCATGACATCATGTGTAAGATTGGTGAGATCGTTGTAGTTGGCGGTGTTCGTCGTTCTGCTATGATTTCTCTTTCTAACATTAATGATATTGAGATGGCACATGCAAAGACTGGAAATTGGTGGGAAGGTAATTCTCAAAGAGCCCTTTCAAATAACTCTGTAGCTTACTCTCGTAAGCCAGACATGGAACAGTTTATCGCAGAATGGAAAAACCTATATGATTCAAAATCAGGTGAGCGTGGCATTTACAATGTTGCAGCAGCTCAGAAGCAAGCAGCAAAGTTTGGTCGTAGAGACCCAGAGATTTGGTATGGAACTAACCCATGCTCAGAAATTATCCTTAGACCTTATCAGTTCTGTAATCTCTCCGAAGTTGTAATTCGTGAAAACGATACAAGAGAGACAATTGCTAACAAGGTTCGTCTAGCTACAATCCTTGGAACATGGCAATCAACACTTACAGACTTTAAGTACCTTCGCAAAATCTGGAAGGATAACACAGAAGAAGAACGACTACTTGGAGTTTCTCTTACAGGACAGTTTGGACATAAGTTCATGTCTGGTAAGGATAATATGGAAGAGTTAGGAAAGTATCTTGCAGGTCTTCGTGAATATGCAAGAGAGACTAATAAGGAAGAGGCAGCAAATCTTTCTATTCCAGAGTCTGCCGCTATTACATGCGTTAAGCCTTCAGGTACAGTCTCACAGTTGGTTGGGGTATCTTCAGGAATGCACCCATGGCACTCAGAATACTATATCCGTACAGTCCGTGCAGATAATAAAGATCCACTAACAGAATTGATGAAGGCATATGAGGTTCCAAATGAACCAGACTTTATGAAGCCAGATTCAACAACTGTTTTCTCATTCCCAGTAAAGTCACCAGAGGCAGCTATTGTCCGTAATGACCTTTCTGCTATTGACCACCTAAATACATGGTTGGTTTATCAGAGAGAGTGGTGTGAGCATAAGCCTTCTATTACCGTTTCTGTAAAGGAAGAGGAGTGGATGGAAGTTGGAGCTTGGGTATACAAGCATTTTGACGAGGTATCTGGAATTTCATTCCTTCCTCATTCAGACCATACTTACAAGCAGGCTCCATATCAGGAATGTTCAAAGGAAGAATATGAAGATCTTCTAAATAAAATGCCAAAGACTATTAATTGGTCAGACCTAGCGTTTTATGAAAAGGAAGATATGACTACAGGTTCCCAGACGTTTGCTTGCAGCGCAGATAACTGCGAGGTAGTAGACCTTTCAGCATAGAACTAATTTTATGCTAAAATTGAAGTAATCTGGAGGGTTAAAAATGGCTGGTATTAAGAATTTCAAGGTAGACGCATCTACCAACTTTCGCTTTACCATAATTTATAAAGATCCAGATGGAGACCCAATCGATTTAACTCAGTATTCTGTAAGAATGGATATTAAGTCAGCGCCAGGATCAAAAAAGATTCTTGCTTCTGCAATTGCGGGGGATGGAATAACTGTTACCCCATTGATTGGTAAAATCGAAGTAGACATTGATAAAGATAAGACTTCAAAAATTGCATATCCTAAATCAGCATATGACCTTGTTATTACACACATTCCAACACAGACAGTAACAAGATTAGTTGAAGGATGGCTAGAAGTTTCTAGAGCGGTGACAGTAATTTAATGGTTAACTATATCGATAATTCTAATATCATTGATATTACCACTACTGAAAATGAAGTTATCATTTCAGATACTGGTCAGCCAGGTCCCCGTGGTAAATCTATACTTAATGGAACCCAAACACCTACCTCAACATATCCAGCAAATGCCGTAGAAGGAGATTTCTACCTACAGCTTCCAGGATATTTGATGTATGGTCCAAGAACCTATGCAGGTGACTGGGGTACTCCAGTTGATCTATTTACCCTCCCAGAATCAGTATATGCCTATGAGCAATTAATCTCTTCAACAACATGGACAATCCCATTTTCAATGCATAAATTGGCCTTCAAGCCAAACGTTACCGTGGTAGACAATAATGGAAACCAAGTGGAAGGTCACGTCCAGTACCAGAATGACAATACTGTTATAATTAGTTTTGCGGCAGAGTTTTCTGGGAAGGCATATCTGTCGTAATTTAAAAACCTAGGAGTTATACAAAGTGGCACGTAAATTTTTAACCCCGATTGATATGACGGGTCTGGAAATTCAAAAGCTAAGAATTGAAAATTCAGCTTTAGTTCCAGTAGTCCCATCAGGATCGGAATCAGTATTTAAGGGTAGAGTATTCTTTAACTCTGCAACAAACAAACTTTATTATTACAATGGAACAGCATGGCAAGCAACAGGACTTGTCTCAATTACTCTTGGCGGAGACCTTTCAGGAACCGCAACAACAGACACAGATGGAAATGTAACACTTAATGCCACAATTAATGCTAACTCCATCGCCCTAGGTACAGATACAACTGGTAACTATGTAGCAACAGTAGCATCTTCTGGCGGTACAATCACAGTAACTGGTTCAGGATCTGAAACAGCTGCAGTTAACGTTGACCTTCCCAA